ACACACATCACATTAGACTGTGAGGTCTATAAAAACTACTTCTTATGCCAAGTTAAAAACTCCAACCATAAACTTTTTACGGTAGAAGTTTTTAACGACCTTTTACTCAGCCGTAAAAAAGACCTTCTAAAACTCTACAGCATACTAAACGCTGGTCTAATACCAGTTATAACTTATAACGGCGACGGATATGATCTAAAAATCTTAGAGCTATTTTTCAAAGGAGGTAATTGTATAGATTTATATAATTTATCTGTAAGAATTATAAACACCAATGACTATATACCCCCTTCAAAACTCAACCTTATATCTTATGATCTTAGTAAAATCACAGCCATGGTGTCACTTAAAACTTTAGCAGCACGTAATAATTGTCAAACCATTGAAGAGTTACCAGTACCGTTTGACTGTATAGTTAATGAGGATCAACGTAGACAGCTCTTTGACTACTGTATTCATGACGTTGACATCACTATGGAGCTTTATACTGCTATAGAGGATAACGTTCAAGTAAGATTGAAGGTAGGCGCAGCAGACGGTGTTAGAACTGGTGTATACTCAGATACTAAAATCGCTAGATATATAATTGAGAGAGAGCTTAAAAACTTAGGTTACAGGTTACCACCTAAGCCACTAGTAACACCCTTAGGGACGTTCAACTTAGCAGAGTTTTTAGATTTCAAATTAAAAAACGCAGGTGATAGTACCATGTGTAAGGCAGTTGATTTTTTATATAAAGGAACGTTTAACCCTGTTGAAACAGTTACCAAATGGGGATCACCTACTACTAGATATAAACGCGTTAAAAAATTAGAAATTATTAAAATTGGTGATTGCTCTATTAGGTTAGGTGATGGAGGGTTACATTCTAATAGAAAGAACCTAAATCTTAAAGCTACTGATACTTTTAAGATATTAGATATTGACGTAGCAAGCTATTACCCAAACATTTTCCTGAATATGCAACAGGACTTGATTGAAGGTATACCAATAAAAAAGGTTTATAGCGATATTTTAGACAAGAGAATCAAAGCAAAACAGGATGATGATTTTGAGTTTAATAAAATTTTTAAAATCGTCTTAAATTCCTTCTATGGGTTAACTGGTTATGAAGCAAGCCCGTTTTATAATCCCAAGGTACGCTCAGTGGTTTGCGCTCACGGTCAAATAATATTACTAGATTTAATGGTCACATTATCACAGTTCAGCACCATACAATCAGCCAATACCGACGGAATTACAATCAGTTATGATGTTGATAACACTAAACGGATTGAAAAGATTATTTCTAAATGGGAGAAAAGATACAATTTTGATATGGATTATACCCAAATTAGAGAGTTATACGCTGTAGATGTAACAAATTATTTTCTAGTTACAACCGAGAATGTTCTAAAACGAAAAGGGTCTTTTAAACTAGCTGATTTAACTAAGAATTTTTCTTTCAGTGTTATACAGCGTGCAGTTGAAGCCTATTTTTTAAAAGGAGTTGATCCTGATCATTTCATAAGGAATCATAACGTTAACATGGATTTTGTAAAATTGCATAGCTCTAAAAAACCAACAACTTCACAAGGTAAGGACACTGGTAAAGTGCTGCGTTTTTATAAAAGCACTTTAGAAGGGTCAATTAATGTTATAGAATCAGGTAACAGAGTACCCACCTCTGAAAATGCACTAATATATACTGGTAACCTACACCATATTGATTATGATTACTATATAATGGAGGCTAAAAAAATTATACTAAATTTAACAATTAAATGATAAACATTGACATCTACATTTTTCTACTATAGAATGAACTACATCAAATTAATCACGAGGTAAAAAAAAAATGAAACCGTTAAAACCAATTTACGCAAACGTTGCTAAAAAATCGGATACTACCGAGGCAAGGATTAAACACCTGGAACGTCTTGAAATGAAAAAACGAACTACTGACTCTAAAGCTTTAAGAAATTTTAAAACTAACATTCAAACAGGATATTAAAATGACTCAATTATTATTAAAAAACGCCATAATCTCTTTCCCATCACTAGGTGAAAAAAACACATATAACGGTAAGGTTGGCATGTATTGCGTTACAGGGATGTATGAATTAAATACTAGCGACTGTGAAAATATTTTTGACATGTTAATCAGTAATTTTAAAACTATTAATGATGACGTAGTAGATGCTGAATCTAGTGACACTACATCCTCTGTAATTAAACGTGATGATAATAAATTTTATGATCATAAAATGCGTGTTAAAGCATCATCACATACTCAGCCTATTTTCTATAATAAATACGGTGAAATTATTCCATGGAATAATAAAGATTTTTATGCAGGTGCTGACTGTAATATAATCATAGAACCTTATATCACAAAACAAAAATTTTTAATGTGTATCCTAAGGGCGGTACAAGTTTTTGGAACTGGGACACCTATATCAGGTAGTGCTTTAGATACCTCTTTGATCCATACTATGGAGCGCGTGGATTGTGAAGTGAAAGGTGAAGTGAAAGGTGATACGCCACTTCATATCAAAGACCTTAAGACTTTAGCGGCTAAGAAGGCTAAGAAAGCGGCTAAGAAAGCGGCTAAGAAAGCCGCCAAGAAGGCTTTAAGTTTGTCAACCAAGCAGGATGACTTAAACCATGAGGAAACAATTAAACCTTTAAACACTTAAACCTTTAAACACTTAAAACCCCTTAAGACTTTAAAATCTTAAGGGGTTTTTTTTATTCAAATTTCGACAATTCCCACATCATTTAAATTTAACGTCGGGTATAACGCCAGTGTTAAAAACATTGGGTCTTGAACTGTATTAGTTGCAACGTCGGCAACATCAATATTTCTAACTGTACCTACGCCAGAAATAACTGAATTTATCACGCAAATTAGATCAGCCCCGTAGATGTCAACCCCTACACTAGTTTCTATACTAAGACCCTCAAAATGAGCAACCAGCGCGTCCTTAATTAAGTTACCAGTTACACCAACCCGATAACCCCGCAGTTTTTTCACCCTTACAGTCATCCTTATAGGGTATGGGTCGGGTCTTTTGATCCGAGTTAAATCCCCTGAATCGGTCATCCCTTTCCCGTTCACCTCACCATGATCACTATATCTAATACCTGCAGCCACCGAGTTCAACAGAGCTTCATCTATTTCAGTTAATAGACCGCCCGCTATCACAGCGTATATAGTATGTGGTGTAATTCCGTCTATAGTAATATGGTCATCATTATTAATGTACAATTTTACGTCTGTTACTGTGTCTATTTCATGCAAAGCAGTATATATGCCTTGTCTAGTCGAGGTTATAGCGGACGAAGTAGTTAAGCACCTAGCCCTCAATTTGGAATCTGGTTCTCGGTCGATGCCGTCGGTTATAAGGTCTAAATTACGCACTTGCTTTAGACCTAGAATTGGGGTTATTATCTCGTTTATAGCCCCTATATCAGCTGTGACATTGCCCTCAATAACTCCCTCAAACTGAAATAGACCAAATGCGTTAGAATTTAACGTTATGTTCAGTTGGTTGACAAATTCGTTACCGTTACTATCACTTATTATAAGGTCGCCCGCTGCGATATTTAACGCGGTTGACCCACTAACCACCTCAATATCGACCGTGGCAAACGTCGCGGGATTGCGCCTTTTGTTCATAATCACAGCTATGTGGCTTAAAAAATCACCTTGAGCTGTATTAGGGTCAAAAGTGGATAACATGGTACTTATAAAGGTCATTAATTCGGTTTCCGCCTGCGTATTAATGCTAATTAATTGCCCTAAGACGCTTTCAGGTTCAGTAGATACCTCTGATCCGATAGCGGTTTGGTATTCAACCTCTTTTAAACGCCGTAATTCAGCATAAGTCACGTGGTTTAATCCCGTGGAATCTATGTAATTACTCATTTATACCTCCCAATTCTAGTGTAAAATTGCCCTCGAGCGTTGAAGCTTCAAAAGACACCTTAACCCTACTGTGTGAGTAGTCAAAATTAATATTTATCAACTTTTCAACGCCTTCCGTCTCTATGATCCTTTTTCTAATAATAAAATTCTTATACCGCCTTGTGTGTAGCATCGACAACAATTTTTGAAACCACGGTGTACCCAAGCTTATATCATCAAATTGTTCCCCGAGCAAGGTTTGCAGTCTGATTTTACAGCGTTGAGCCGTGGCTTCTATAACACTTGTATTAATTTTCAAACTAACTAAATTTATATCCCACGCATCATTTAAAATTAAGTCACGCATTAAACTGGAATCCCTGTAAGGGATTGAATTGTCCCACCGATATGGATATGCGAGATTAGAGACGTTCCAGTTGTAGAGACTATAACGTCGCTTGTCGCTCTAACGATTCCCGTTGTAGTTGTACCAGACCCTGATACCGTCAAAATACTACTACCTGAACAACTAATAGTAGAACTAGATGCCTCTAATTTCAGTACAGTTTGACCAGCAATTTTAACGGTGTAGCTTGAATTATCTAAAGTGGTACTTGAGTCATCAACCTTAGAAGTGATTTTGTCATCATGCACAGTCACGCTGGTTGATCCTTCGCGGTTACGGATACTAATACCATCATCCACTACAGCCTGTATAGGTTTATCAGTGGGGTTAAAACCTACTAAAACCAGTCCATCATTGAGGCTATGATGTCGTAAATCCTTGGGCATTGTAATCTTTCCTGATATTGAAACCTCGTCTATAGACCTATCCATAAACAGCACTATACAAAAATCGCCTACAGCATAAGGATAGGTAATTGTGAAATTTTCGGTGTTTGGAAAGATTACAGGTAAGTCTTGAATAATAGGGACTAATCCAACTACACCGTTCATGTTGCGCTTGTTTAAAAGTTGTACACTAGCTAAATTAGCATCTAAATCAACTTTAACAATCTGCGCCAATGCCGATGTTCTTAACTGTTTATTCATTGAGTTTGTCAACCCTTCCAAAGTTTCACCTAAGGTTGGCGCGCGTTGTTCGTCAATCATTATATAGTCTCCTAAATTAAATTAAAGTTAATTCCATAGTAAAGTCGGATGTGTTACTACCACGCATTACCATAGCTTGTATGATGAATTTACCCTTGGTTATATCACTGTCCAGCTTTACTGTATCACCTATAGACAATTGTGGATTAGCAAGGATCACAACGTTATAACCCGACTCGGCTGCTATAACACTTAAAGCACCTGTACTATGATGAATACGTTGAATTCCATCATCATTAGTATTTTCCTGATCCTTAGAATCGTCCCTAATTCTAACTATAGTATCAATTGAGAATTTCAAACCGTATTCTAGTAACAGATTAGACAGGCAGTCTTTAGTTAGACCGTCTAAGGTTCTACTCCTTAGAAGTTTAACGTTAAGTTCGTCCTTAAAATTGCCTACATTGCTGTCAAGCTCGAACGTTTTGATCAAAGCCTTGACTATGCTTAAAGCTGTAGTCCCTTTAGAAAAGGTCTTTGAAAATGAAGAATCATTATATAAAAGCCTACTTTCAGATATTATAAGTTTGGATTCCCAACCGTTTGACTTAGGCTTATGTAATACTTTAGTAATGTCGCCTGTGTATATAGCATTTAAATCGCCTTCATAACCAAAATGAACTGTTATTATTGAACCGTTTACGATAAAATCGCGCTCCTTTCTATTGAGGTTTAGTATAGTGACATCACTATTAGTTGGATTCTGCTCATCATTAGTCACTAATCGAATACTACAGTCCCTAAAACGGTTGATTGCGTCAGTATTATCTAACGTTAATGCACCATTATTATTTTTGACAGTTATATAACAGTCGGGATTGAATAGATTCATGGTGTTAGCCTCATGAGTTTGTAAAAATCTCCAACCTCATCGGGTTCAATGAAAACGCAGTTAACGTAATCCATATCAGCTGTAACGTTATTGTAACGTGATGAATCTATTAAAATATCACCAAAACCAGTATAGGCATTGGGGGCTGTGATGATATTACCTACTGTTATAGGTATATTGGTGATAATGTTGACATAACCATCCCCAAGATTGCCATCTATTGTTAAAATCCACTTTCCTATTTCACTGTAAGGGTCGTTTTCAATTATATAAGGGTGCGATTCTTCCCAATAACACCTTATTTTAAAGGTTGGTAAACCCGCTCCCATATTAACGAAAGTCGTCCCCGTTTGAAGCCGTAGTTTAAACTCGATCATGATATTAATCCCTTAACCCAACTTTTACGCCGTTCTACTGCTGCGGGTGAGTTAGCCACGGGTTTAGTAGGCGTATTTATAACGGGATTCGATGGGGTTCTAGTACGCGCCCCTTTAGTATCGCTATCAGGTAGTCCTTTTTTGGTTTCAGGTCTTACAATCTTACGCTTTTTATTAGGTGCTTTACGGGTTGCACTAGGTAAGGTTTCACCATTAGACGTTTTAGTTATAGCAATATTCTCCTTATCAACTGTTTCAGTTTTAATGGTTAAAACCTCAATTAAAACAGCTTCATAGGTTATACTATGCCGTGCGTCAACCTTATCTTTAACCAAACTTTTAAACATCATATCCTCGTAAATATCATCAAGTTCTAAGGTCATTTTGACACCACTATCCCTAAGTTCTAATAAGTCGATGTCACCATCAAACAGTTGGAATTTAAGTGATATTTCAACGGGTTGAAATTTTACATTAGTCCCCATCACCGATTTATCGGACATACTTTTAGTGGTAATATCAGTTGATAAATTAATCTTGATCCTTTCCATTAGGGTTATTTCAATATCGTCAAGATAATAACCCTCTGTTTCTGTTTCTGTTTCTGACATACTATAGCTCCCCCTTACGAATGTTTGCCCTACTGGCAGCGTATTGTCCACTGGTACGGCTGTCTATAGCCGCATTTAATTGAGAACCACTCATGCCTTTAGCGTTGATTTTAAAGTTGTTTTTAACGATTGAATTGTTAACGTTAGATTTACTACTACTGCTTGTATTTCTAACAGTATTTATAGATTTAGACCCTGCAACATGTGGAGCTTTAATATTAACTGATCCGCTTACAAAACCACCTATAGCACTCATCACTGAATTAATTGCACCTCTAATCATGTTAATCTTACTCATGATTAAACCCACTGCCTTACTGATACCGCCCGCTATTCCTGTGAAAATTTGTGACCCCATACTAATAATAGACCCTGCTAAACTGATAAATAAGGCGGTAACTTGTACGACCACATTAGATACAACACCAACAATAGACGAAATTGTAGTGTTAACAGAATTAATAGCCCCTGTTATAACGCTGACAATTGAATTAAAAACACTTGTCACCAGTGCATTAATAGAGTTGAAAACTGTAGTGCCTACACTTAATGCTGCAGTCCAAACTGCAATTATAACCGCTTTAAGGCTATTGAAGATGGAACTGATAATACTTATAGTCCCTGTTACAAATGAAACTATATAAGCTAGAAAGGTACTTATAAAGTTTTCAATTTGGTTAAAGACAACACTAACAACAGCGATTATAAGCTTAAACTTATCAAAAGCTTCTATCCATGTCTCCACTAAAAAAACCATGATGCTTTTAAAAACTTCTACGAAGGCAGTTATTAACGCTCCTACAATTTGGAATGATACAACCAAACTGTCAGCTAAAAAATCCCAGCTAAAAAAATTAGTGTCAATATTAGGACTATCTATATTAGTGTCAATATTAGGACTATCAATGTCATCAAACCCTTCAATTTTAGGTAATAAAAAATCCAACCCATCAAATAAACCTTTTAAATCGTTAAATGTTTCCTTTACAACAGACGGAATTTTTTTAAACCATTCGATTGCACCGTTAATTAACCGTTCTAGTTGAGGAAACTTTTTAGCAAAAACGCCGAAAAAGGTATCAGCCTGACCACCGCTATCATAAAAAGTATATATATCGTTGATGAGTAAACCTATGGCGACCCCTACCGCGGCTATAGCAGCTGGTATTAATAACGCGCTCAAACTGAACCCACGCATAGCAATAGCTGCAGCTTTTAACGCAGTTACTACACCATATGCCCATGTTGCAATCCTTATACCTACTATGATTTTAAGGGCTGTTAGTAACCCGCTCCAATGCTGAATCACCCACTGTATCACCGTACCAATACGTTTAAAAAAACCTTCTATTTTAGACTGTATCAGCTCCTTGTGTTTTACGACTATATCCTTCACAGCATCTATGTATTTGCTGAAATATTTACCTACTAAACCAGAAATTAAACTGATTACCGAGGTTAGCATTCTGGTTAAACCGCCCATAGATTTTGACCAAGCCACCGCACCATCACGCGCGTCGTTGGTCATAAAATTTAAGTCACGTTGACTTTTAATCAATTCATCTATAGTTAAACCTTTTGATTTAAGGAATCCCGTTATTTTATTAGCCTCTCCGCCCATTAAAATATCAGCAGCGGCGGATGCAGCTTGAGCGTCCTCAAGACCTATCGCTGCATCCATCACTTTAGTTAACTGTTCCTCTGCGTTCAATCCATCTAAATCATCGAACGCCAGCCCTAAAATACCCAAGCTCTCACTAACTGGTGTCAGTTCCTCAATCCCTTTAGATTCGCCGATTTTATTGTTCAGTTCTTCTGCAAGGTCAATTACAGCCTCGTAGTCGAAACCTAGTGGTTTTAGTGCGTTGCCTAAATTATCTGCAAAATCGGTCGAAATTCCAACTGCTTCTGATTGTGCAACCATTTCAGCAGTCATGCTATTGACAACTGTTGCTACTGTTACACCCGCTGCTATAAATCCAGCCGAGATTTTAGCTGCATTATCTATAACTCGGTTTATATTTTTAACACCGTTGTTAAAGCTGGCTTGGTTTACGTTTAGACCTAACGTCGCATATAGTTCGTCGATAATAGTTGCCACGATTTACCCCCCCTTAAGTTGTGTTTATTTACCCCATAAAAATCTACCTAGATCATTCTCTGATAAGTAATTTAAAATTTGGCTGAAAGCGTCCACCTGGTCGTCATGAGACCCATATGGGAAAATGAAGAACTCATCAAAAAAATCTTTATTCCATCTACTGTGTTCTGGGAATAAAACCTTATCCAACATAGGTATTGTAGACTGCGCTCTAAAAAATTTTGTATTATTAGGTACTATAGGCTCTATGTTGTTATGCCCCTCGTCATTTAAAACCTGGATTAAAGTTATACCGCTACCCTTATCCTCAATCAAAATTAGGTCGGGGTTAAATTCAGCTTCCAACCTTTTAACATTATCAAGCAGCTCATTAAATTCAAATTTTCCCCGTGTAACATTTAATATATAGATATTGTCCTGATTATCAACTCCAACTGTGCAGCACGCCGCGTAGTCAGACGTTTGTGTGACCTTGTATGCTGTATCCCATGACTGGTAAATCCTTAATTCCTCAGGAATTACTGTATAAGACTTGCTTAAATATTTGCGTATAAACAGTCCCCCATCCATGGGCTGAGGATTTTGCATGTATTGCGTTTGAAAAGTTCTACCCATGTGAACGGACATGTCTCTAAGTCTTTCAAGACTGTGTTTTTCATCCCATAGGCAGTCCGTAAAACTATCATCACACACTGGGATATTGATGTGTTCCCACGTTTCACCACTACCACCAGCGAGTAAAAACCCCGTAAGATCATCGACATTGAGTCTTTGCATAATCACTATTATGGGTGTATCAGGCGTATTAACTCGACTTTGAACGGTATCCACATACCAGTCAGAACACCTTTTTAAACGCAATTGGCTTATATCACTAGCCTTATGTGGATCATCAATAATAATAGCACCTCCAAAATCATCATCATTAGAACCTGCACCAAACCCTGTTAATGAACCCCCTGCGCCGTCGGCGTAACATTTTCCTCCTAATGTTGTACCCCATAAATCTCTTGCCGTTATACTCCTATCTAGCCTAGCATTTGGAAAGAGTGTTTCATACAGTTTACCCTTACATGCTTCACGTGCTTTTAGACCGTTGAAAGAAGCGAGGCGTTTACTGTAGGAGGTCAAAATGAAATTTGATCTAGGGTGCAAACCCATTGCGTAGCTGATAAATCCCCTTACAATCAATTCAGTTTTTCCATACCTAGGGGGGATATTAATAATAAGTCGCGATGTATCCCCAATAATAACGCGTTCCAACGCCTCGATTATGATCTTATGATGGTTTAAAATCTTATACTCACTATGATTAACCTTATATAGTAGTTTCATATATAAAGATAAACCTTTAAGTTCAGCCACCCACACCACCCACTGAATTGATTAAATTTAGGATGTTATCGTCGGTAGAAGGGTTTAAGGACGCAGTTTTACAGTACGTTAACACCTCGGTAAGTTTCACTAGACCTATTTCGTTGGAGTTTGGTGCTAGTTCAGCTACCCTGTCTAAAATTAAAGTTTCAATATCGGATACACTGGCCATTGATAACACCTCCATAGTTTAATAATAATCTAAATCTAAATCTAAGTATAACATTAATTGAGAGGGTTTTTTTTTTCAAATTTTAGGATTAATGTAGTATACTATATAGTATCTACATTAATTGAAGGAGTTCTAAAATTGATACGTCCAAATTTAATAGGGTTAACCATAGGTGTTATACTCGCCTTACAAGGTAATAAACAAGTTTGTGTTGATTCTGAACCCGACAACAGCACTCCTTATAATATAAGCTCGGAATTGAACCAAGCGGCATTCCAGGATGGTAGTATGGCTAAGTTGTTGTCCGTTGGAGAAGCTGGTTCTAGGGGTTATAATAGTTATAACAAGGGTAGGAATAGATCACGTAAATATCCCATAGATATAGAAAGCTTGACGCTTAATGAGGTTCGTAGAAGACAACGGCTTAACGGTAACAATAGACTTTTCGCGGTTGGTATGTATCAGATTATACCAGACACTTTAACCGAGGCTGTGAACCGTCTTAGGCTGGATGGTGATAAATTTTTTGATAGAGATATGCAAGAGGCTATTTTTAGCGGGTATCTCGCAGCTAGTAAACGCCCAAAACTACATGGTTTCATAGTAGGTGACCATGATAATATCGTCTCCGCTGGTCTTGATGCTGCTAAGGAGTGGCGTGCTATAGAAGACCCCCGAACAGGTAGGACTTATAACGATAAAGGGGCAAAAAATAATCGTAGTTCTATATCACATGAATTATGGGCTAAGGCAATGCTTAACGCACGACTCGAATACAAAAATTTAATCACTGCAGGTGTGCATCCTAAAAAAGCTTACGCATTTGCATTACATTATGGAGGTTTGAATGAACACCGCTAAATTAACTAATA